GCATAACAAGCAAAAAGTTGAAAGAATCTTTAAAGTTTTATGCAGTTTTGGGTTAGTTTCACGAGAGGGTGATTATGTGATTGTTCCTAGTGTTATCAATAGGTTAGGGTTTATTGAAGAGCAATCTGAGAGGGGTAAATTAAGTCGTATAGCATCGAGTGAAAATGTAACCAAAGAGAAAGAGAAAGAGAAAGAGAAAGAGAAAGAGAAACAGAAACACAAACATAAAGAGAAAGTAGAGTACACTCACGATGGGAGTGATGATTTAAAGCAATCATTAATTGATAAACCACATTTAAGAAATGGTTTTAATGCTAAAATTAATAAAGAAACTCAATTTACAAAATTAGATTTTATAGAATGGTTTAACAGCTGCTTAAATCATATTGGACTTAACGGCTCAATTAAAAGCCTATCTAAAGAAGGGAGTGATAATTTTAATGCACTAATTGAAAGCGGATATACTATTAAGGATTTTAAAATAGCCTTTTCTAACTTTCACACAAACGACCACTATAAAAATAAAGGATTCATTGCTTATAAATATTTCTTAGAACAAGGGACATTTGAAAGATTTTTATCTATGGGAGGTAAAGAGTCTACTAGCTTACAAACCGAATACCAAAGAATCCAACAAAAACAAAAAGAGTTAATGCGTAAAGCTAAAGCAGGAGAGATATGAACGGAATAGTAGAACATAAAGATATACAAAGAGAGGTGTTAGATTATTGGCGAAACGGTGGAGGTACTACTTATTACCTAGGATTTAACACACTTAGTCAGCATTATTCAATTAAGGAAGGTGGTGTTACAGATTGGACGGGTTATGCAGGTTCGGGTAAAACGGAACTTCTTTTAGAGTGCCTAAAAAATTGTTCGGATTGGTACGGTCATAATCATTTAATCTATATGCCCGATGCAGGAACTAATGCAGAAGTAGTTTCTAAGATTATACACAAGATGACAGGCAAGCAGGTAGATAAGTTCTACTACAAAGAAGGTCAAAAAATAGAGATTGAAAACAGAATAAGCGAAGAGGAGATATTGAAAATCCTACCAACAGTGTTAGAACATTTTAAAATATTTAATCCTTCATTAAAAAATCGAAGCAAGGCAGTAACTCCAAAAGAGTTTTGGCAATATGCAGCGGACAACAAGAAAAAACTTAACTTATTTGGAACAGTTATAGACTCTTGGAATTATATGCGGCACGACATAGGACAACAAAGAGAGGATAAATGGCTAGAAGAGACACTATCATTTAGAAACGAGATAGCGGAGAATCACAACCTACACAACCATACTATTATTCATCCTAAAAGTGCAAAGCACGATAGAGAAGGTAAGATTATAATTCCTGATATGCATTGCTTAAAGGGAGGTTCTGAGTGGTCAAATAACGGCAAAACAATTATTATAGTTCACAGAGATTATGGTTCTTATGACTCTATTATAAAAATTGACAAGGCAAAACCTAAGATAGTAGGGGTTCAAGGTACAGTAGTAATGAATTATGATATTGCTAAAGGCTCTTATTACGAGATTGTAGGAGGCGATAACAATAAAGGAATAAAAAAATATGCTGAAAAATTACCTATTAAAAATAAAGAAGTAAAAAACACGATAACACCTAACTTAAAATTTGAAGATGAAGAAACAGACTTACCTTTCTGACGAACAAATACAAAATGCAATAGACAGAAGGGAAGCATTCTTTTTTACAGACAAGGAGATAGAGAAGCTATGGTATCACGCAATTTTAAAGAAGAACATTGAACTAATGACCTTGAATATGACGCAGCATACCTTAATCTTAGATGCTATGTATTTAAAAGCAGTTAAGGTTGATGTTGACAAGGCGAATAAGATACTAGAAATAAAGAATTACCTTACAAAATCTATTCACGTTCAAAAGATTAACAACTTACAAGCAGATTTAATAGACGAAATTAACTTAAAAATGTTTGAGAAGGACTTTAGGATAAGGGAGTTAGAGGAAGAATTAATTAATTTAAAACGTAATATAAAATGAAAATTAAAACACATAGGGTTTGCATCAACTCGGTTGTAGGGTGCAACTACGCAATTGATAATTTTAAACGAGGTTTTCGTTACGAGATTATCACGATGGGAGTTAAGGAAGGAAAAGAAAGTTGGGTGTTTAAGGAGATGTCTTCAGAGCAGAAAGAGTTCTTTGTTGAAAAAGATTACGCAGATTTATTAATTAATAACGGAAACATTAAAAATTTATAATTATATTTGTTTCAATCCCACAAATAAAACCATTTAAAAAATGAGAGACTGGAAAGACCAACTAGACTTAGACAAGGTAGAGCTGAAGCCTCCCTTTGCAGAAGAAGACTTTAGAAACATTCCTAAGTACTACCTATCTAATGGCATTGAAGCATCTAAGGTAGTCGCAGCATTCCAAGGTGACAACTACAACATAGGTACTGCACTAACTTACTTAATGAGGGCTGGTAAAAAGGTTTACGTTAACAAGTCTCCTAGAGATAGTAAGGTGGCTGACATTAAAAAAGCAATTAACCACTTGAATTTTGAACTTGATAGAATAAATAAATAAATTATGAAAAGTGTAAGAAAGTATTTGAGTTCAGAAGAAGCCATTATTTTGGGATTAGACCCTAGACCAAACGAAAAATTTAGAACTAAAGCAAGGTATCGCATACCAGAAGAGGACTGGAATAACATTCAAAGAAGTAGAGAAAAAGATAACGTAAGAAAATTTGTGGAAACACAAAAGAAATACGATAAGGATGGTCAGTTAGTTTCTACAGTTGAAAAGTTACAAGCTGAACCTATAGATATTCCAGAAGACTTTGAAGTAATAAAAGTATCCACGAGTAAAACTACTGGACAACAATGGGTGCAGTACGCTAAGAAGAAAGTAAACTTAGATGATAAGATAGAAGAGCTTAGAGATAGACTTATAGAAGACCTTAAAGCTTACTCTCCTGCTTACCCAACAATCAAAAGGAATAAGTCTGAAGATAGTTACTGCTTGGTTTTAGACCCAGCAGATATTCACATAGGAAAGTTAGCTACCTCGTTTGAAACTGGCGTAGACTACAATAGTCAGATAGCTGTTAAGAGGGTCAAAGAAGGGGTGCAAGGCATCCTAGACAAAGCAAGCGGATTTGATATAGATAAGATTATTTTTATTGGAGGTAATGACATTCTGCATACAGATACTCCACAAAGAAAGACTACTAGCGGGACTCCTCAAGATACCGAAGGGATGTGGTACAATAACTTTCTTACCGCTAAACAACTTTACGTTGATGTTTTAGAGATGCTTATCACTGTAGCTGATGTAGAGTTTGTTTTTAACCCATCTAACCACGACTATATGACTGGCTTTATGTTGGCTGACGTTATAAAGACTCACTTCAGACTATCCAAGAATATTAGTTTTGATTGCTCTATAGCCCACAGAAAGTATTCAACTTATGGAAGCTCTTTAATTGGAACAACTCACGGAGATGGAGCTAAGCAAGTGGACTTAGGTCAGCTTATGAGTATTGAAGCAAAGGAACATTGGGCAGCTTCAGAGCATAGATACTTTTACACACACCACGTTCACCATAAGACTGCGAAGGATTACATCAACGTAACTGTTGAGAGTTTAAGAAGTCCAAGCCCCGCTGACTCTTGGCATCATCGTAACGGATATGTAAACAAAGCGGCAGTTGAGGGATTCATACATTCCAAAACTCAAGGTCAAGTAGCTAGGCTTACTCACTTTTTTTAACGGACAAGTGTACGAAAAGTAGCCCATACACAGACGTTCGGAATTATCACAAAACTTAATTAGGCTATTTCTTATACTGCGTGTTATGCATAGTACGGTTTATTTAGCACGAACTTTAATACGAAGCACTAAAAAAATTAAAAAATGAGCGTTGGACAAAATATTTTTCAAAAAAATAAAATTTATTTAGCAAGTTGTTTAGATAAGTTAAAATTATTAAACGACAATTCAGTTGATTTAGTTATCGCTGACCCACCATATTTTAAAGTGCTTAATGAAAAATGGGATTATGAATGGAAAACTGAACAACAGTATTTAGATTGGTGTTTGGAATGGATGAATGAAATATCAAGAGTGTTGAGATATGGCGGTACATTTTATTTATTTGGTTATTTTAGAACACTTGCATTATTAGTTCCACATATTGATAAACTTGGGTTAGATTTAAGACAACAAATCTTAGTTGATAAAGGTATGAGGGCTGTTAGTGGTAGAGCAACTAAAAACTATAAAATGTTCCCAAATACAACTGAAAGCATTTTGTTTATGACAAAGGAAAATAGAACTTTTATAAAACCTTTTCTAAAAGGCCAACAAGCAAAACAAGATTTATCACCAAAAGAAATAAATGAGGCATTAGGAGCTAAAAGTAATGGTGGTGGGATGTGGAGTATTTACACAGGAAAAAATATTTGTGAGCAATTTCCAACAAAAGATTCATGGAACAAACTACAAAGTATATTAAAGTTTGATATTGAATATGAAAGTGTTGCTCAAACATTTAATCCACAAATGGGTTTGACAGATATTTGGAGAGATATTGATTTTTATAAAGAAAAACGAATACATCCAACGCAAAAACCTTTACCATTGATTGAAAGATTAGTTTTAGCAAGTAGTAATGAAAATGATTTAATATTAGACCCATTTGCAGGTAGTTGTTCGACTGCTATTGCTTGTATCAAAACTAAAAGAGATTGGATAATGATTGAAAAAGAAGAACAGTATTATAATTTGTCTTTAAAAAGGGTGGAAGATTTTTTAAATTCTTTTTCTCACGAAACTTCAAACGAAGATGAAAAGTAGTATTGTGCATAACATGCAAATAAGGTGCGTTTCAATGCACTTTATTCGCTGTTATTATTAAATTTACAAAAAAAAATGAAACAAGAAGAAGAAAATATAATAGAAGTAAGGCATAACTACTCATCTAATGGGGTAATAGAATCTACTGACTATGTAGTTAATGGTGAGTTAGTTGAAGGATTTTACAGTTTAGATAGCTTAAGGTCTACCTTAGAAAATATATTTAAGTTTAAAAATATAGTTGTAAAAAAATACGGAAAGTTAAGTATATAAAAGGAAAAGTAAGTAACTATATTAAGCCCCCATAAGTACAAATGAAGAAAAGATTTAAAAGAAAGAAACGGCCTGTACAGGCAAATAAGGTTGAGTATAATGGTGTAAAGTTTGCATCGGGACTTGAGAAGTATATGTACATAGCACTTAAAGATGCTGGAATAGAGTTTGAGTACGAGTTCAGAACATTCCAACTCCTACCAACATTTGAGTTCAACCAAGTGGCTTATGAAAGACAAGCTAATGGAAAGGGTGAGTACAAAGACAGAGGCAACAAAAAGATGCTTGGTATAAAGTACACGCCAGACTTTGAGGGTTCTGACTTCATTATAGAGACTAAGGGTAGAGCTAATGATTCATTCCCTCTTAGGTATAAGTTATTCAAAGCACTACTGTCTGTAACAGAGCCAAGTATTTCGCTTTATAAACCACAAAATCAAGCCGAGTGTGATGAGACGGTTAAATTAATTTTAGAGAAACAAAAAAAATGATTCAAGAAAATACAACTAACACAAGGATTAATAAGAGTATATCTAGAAAGAGGTATGCTGAGAGGCAGTTTGGCAAGTGGGTTAAGTGGAGCATAGAACAAAAAGGGTGTGTTCTTTTTAAAGAAGTTATTGAAAAGCAAATAGAATATAAAATAATAACATTATGAAGGTTGCATTTAAAAGTAATGACCCAACTGAAATAAAAAGATTGGCTAAATCAGCAGATATGGCTGCTTGCTTATGGGAGATAGTCCATAATGGTTGGCGAGAATTTAAGCATACTGATTATGACTATCAAAAGGCTTGGGATAAGATAAGAGAGATTATTTATGAACACAATATAGATGTAGACGATTTGATTGAGTAATGCCACATAACGATTTTTTATACCGTGTTATACCACGTTTAATTTAAAATATAATAATATGGATAGAAATATAAGTGAATCACCTGAAAGATGGGTGATAGTTAAATTGCCAAATAACTACTATAAAGTTTTTGGAACTTGGACTGGTGGTTATTTAGATGGTGATAGATGGAAATTAAATTCTGGAATTAGTAAAGTAGAACAAGACGAAAACTTTTATTATTTTATTGGTTTTAGTGGTAGTTGTTATAAGTGTCACAAAAAAGGATATGGAACTGCTACATCTTGGGGCTTAAGTGTTTTAAATAAAATAATAGAACAAGGCAACGGACAGATTGAATTAATGGAGAATGTTGAAGATTGGGAAAATGTGGTATAACGGGCTTGGTATAAATGACGTGCGAATTAAAAGCAAAAAATTATGAATATAGTAAATGGATTTGATATAGATACTCCTGAAGGAGCAACCGCCTATTTAGAAAGCGAAGGCGTTGACGTAGAGTCATACATTGAAAAAGGAATGAATGAATTGAAGAAAAGCAAAGCATGGCATTTATACCGTGTTAGCGGTTCGTGCGACCATCCAAAATATAAGCAGGTTGGTTGGCACGATAGTTCAATTCTATGTGAAAAGTGTGATTGTATAATAGAACAGTACGGTGAAAAGATAGACCCTGCTACACCTTTATAGCATGACCGCTAACACGCAAATAAGGCGAGTTTCAATTCGCTTTATTTACTGTTAGTGTTATTTTAATTATTAAATTTACAAAAATTATGAAAGAAGAAAGAAAAGTTTGGTCACTAGCAATAGGTTTGTACCCTGGAATACTTTTAGGGTTTAGAACCTATGACCAAGGAGACCACAATGTGCATGTATTATACTTCCCATTCGTGGAGTTTGAGTTAACAATTTATAAATAAAAACAAATGAAAGGACAAAAAGCAAGTAGGGTAGACCTAGTAGAAAAAAAGATTAAAGCACTAATAAATGTTATGCAAAAGATGATGGATGACATTGCTCAACTGAAAGAACTTTCCAATGGTACGTTAGAAACAGTCAAACTGATGCCTGACTTTCAGGAAGCGTTAGATAAGTTAAAAGAAAATTTAAAGAAAGAAGAGGAGGTTAAGGATGATGGTAGCAATTAAGATACTGATAGCTCTTTCTTTTGTTTCAATTATTGCAACAGCAGGGTTGTTCTTTACGTTTTTTATGATTATGAAGGACATAAAAGGAAACAAAGATAATCTAATTTCAGAACAACTAAAAGAGATACTAAATAGGTTGTAGATGGTGTTGTTATACATTACATTTATTCTACTAATAGGATATAACAAAGCAAAACATAAACTAAAACAATAAAAACAATGGAGATATCAAATAAAATTTTAAGCGAGATAACGGTGTATATGAAGTACGCCAAGTACATACCAGAACTAAACAGAAGAGAGAGTTGGGAGGAACTTGTAACTCGTAACAAACTAATGCACATTAAAAAATACCCACAACTGAATGAAGAAATTGAAGAAGTTTATAAATTTGTTTACGACAAAAAGGTTTTACCGTCAATGCGGTCTTTGCAGTTTGGTGGAAAGTCTATTTCTATCTCACCCAATCGTGTTTACAATTGTGCTTATTTGCCTATTGATTCTATTGATGCTTTTAACGAAACTATGTTTCTTTTACTTGGTGGGACAGGTGTTGGATATTCTGTTCAGAAACATCACATAGACAGTTTACCTGCGGTTAACCACCCATACAAGAAAAGAGTTAAAAGGTTTTTAATTGGAGATAGTATTGAAGGATGGGCTGATGCTATAAAGGTTCTTATGAAGTCTTATATGGGAGAGAACAGAAGCTCTAAGATTGATTTTGATTACTCAGACATTAGACCAAAGGGGGCACAACTCGTTACCTCTGGAGGTAAAGCTCCAGGACCTCAGCCACTTAAGGAGTGTATTATGAAGGTAAAGGGATTGTTAGATGCCAAAGATGATGGCGACAAGCTTACTACACTTGAAGCACACGACATTATTTGCTACATTGCTGATGCTGTATTGGCTGGTGGTATTAGACGTGCTGCACTTATAAGTCTATTCTCTGCTGATGATAACGATATGATTTCTTGTAAGTCTGGTTCTTGGTGGGAGAAAAATCCACAAAGAGGTAGAGCAAATAACTCTGCTGTACTTATGAGACATAAGATTAGTAAGGAGTTCTTTATGGGCTTGTGGAAGAGAGTTGAGTTGTCTGGAGCAGGTGAGCCAGGGATATACTTTAATAACGATAAGGATTGGGGAACTAACCCTTGCTGTGAGATTGCACTAAGACCATTTCAGTTCTGTAACCTATGTGAAGTTAACGCAAGTGACTTAGAATCTCAAGAAGATTATGAAGCTAGGGTAAAGGCTGCTGCGTTCATCGGAACAATGCAAGCTGGTTACACAAACTTTCACTACCTTAGAGATGTATGGAGAGAAACTACAGAGAAGGATGCATTGATTGGTGTATCTATGACTGGTATAGGCTCAGGTGCTGTAACTAAATTAGATATGACTAAGGCTGCTGAGGTTGTTAAAAAAGAAAACTCAAGGGTTGCTAAGTTAATTGGTATTAACTCTGCTGCTAGATGTACGACTGTTAAGCCTGCTGGAACAACATCACTAGCTTTAGGTACATCGTCAGGGATTCACGCTTGGCACAATGACTACTACATTAGAAGGATTCGTGTTGGAAAGAATGAGTCTATGTATAACTACCTAATTAATAACCACCCAGAGCTTGTTAAGGATGAGTACTTCAGACCTCACGACACTGCTGTTATTGAGATACCACAAATGTCACCAAAGGGTTCTATACTTAGGACTGAATCTCCATTTGACTTACTTGAGAGAATTAAGAAGGTTGCTATGGAGTGGGTTGTCCCTGGACACAGAAGAGGCTCTAACACGCACAATGTTTCTGCTACGGTATCTTTGAAGGAAGATGAGTGGGATAAGGCAGGAGAATGGATGTGGGACAACAGAGAACACTATAATGGTCTATCTGTTTTACCATACGATGGAGGAAGTTACACTCAAGCCCCTTTTGAGGATATAGATGAGGCTAAGTATAACGAGATGATGAAGACCTTAAAGGATGTAGACCTATCTAATATCTTAGAGGTTGATGATAATACAGACTTGGCAGGCGAGATTGCTTGCGGGGGAGGTGGTTCTTGTGAAGTTAAATAATACAATATTAATTAGTATATTTGCATAGTATACTTGCATTGTGTATTTGTTTTTAATTATGCTATACGATTTGTTTTGTATTGCACATCGTAACTAAAAAACGCCAGTAATTAATTTTACTGGCGTTTTTGATTATAGGTAGCTTTAGGTATGGTACGCCTATTTCTTTTTGCTCCCTTTCTTTATCTTCCCCACATTCTTTGGGGAAGTTTTCTTTCTCTTAAAGCTTTCCTTTTCAGACTTTGTTAGTTCACTTGCTGTAGTCGGTGTATCTTTAGATATTCTTTTACTTGGTCTACAAGCAGGGTATCCCTTTCTCTTTTCACCCTCAGACCTTCCGCAAGGCTTTCCAGTCTTTATGTCAACCCACTTCTCTTTAAACCATCTGTTTAAGTTTCCTTCAGTCTTTGCCATTACTTTTTCTTTTTAGAACCACCAAACTTACTTGGGCCTCCAGCCTTTGTACACTGAACTCCCCATCCAGAAGCATATGCACTAGGCCATACCTTAAATTTACTCTTAGCTGCTCTTTTACACGCAGCGGATATAGCGTTAATTCCGTTACCTTTGAATATCATAGTTATTTATTTAGGTTCTCTTGTTGATTTTTTAGGTTCTCTTGTTGATTTCTTAAATCTTCCCTCTGTTGTTTTTGCTTTTTGCTTAGGAGTTACAACGTATGGTGAAAACCCAAGACCAAGAGCTATTTTCTCTCTAGTTTCTAAATCATTATCATCTGATATTGTTTTCCAGTTTTCAATTAACTTCTTAACACGATTTACTGGTAAACCAACAGCTACATCAACGCTAAACCCAAGGTCTATCATTTCTTTCATTAAATCATCAGAAAATTTATCTGGATTTTTATTCCATTCAGCTATTACATCTTCCGACTGATTCATTATATTTACAATAGCATCAAAAGCTGGAGATGGACTAAACTTACCTCCACGAACCCAAGCCTTGTCAGTTAATATATCTCCAAAGTATGATATTAATTGACCCGCTATAAATACACCATTAAGTGAGCCTATAGATGCAGCTCTCATCAAGTCCTTTTCGTCTTCTTCATCCCAATCGGTCAACAACCCTGGTAATCCACTTGCTACATATTGGAAAACAAGGGGTAATACAAAATGATATATTGTAAATCTCTTTACAGCATTCCTCATTAGTTTTTTGTCACCAAATTTGTATCCTTTTACAAAATCTCTTGCAGACTTTCTCTCTTGCCTAAAGTATGACATTGGAGATGTCATATACATTGTAAATAACTTTCCTAATGAACCCATTCTTTGGAATTGAGACAAGTCTTCTATGTTTATAGACTGCTGTGAAAGCTTTGTAGCTTCTTCAAATTTAGATAGTGCTATTTTTTTAGACTCTCCAATTGACTTGCCTTCAGCTCTTGATTTGTCAAAGTGGTATTTGTAGACACTGTATCCACCCATCAATATTGCACCCTTATCTCCCCACTTAATTAAGAACATCATTTTGTTCTTTAAGTTGCTAGTACCTTTTAACATATTGTCGTAGTCCCCCTTCATACCTTCAAGGTCTCTTTCAAAACCATCCTTATACCTTCTTTGCATATACTCACTCTCCATAAGTATGTCGTGAACCTTTTTAGGGTTCCTTGCGAATGCACCTAATCCAGATATAAATTTAGAAATTGGTATGTCTGATGCGTATGCAGGAATAGATGTCAACTGTTTTATTGTTACTGTTGGAGCTAACGCTAAAGAAGCAATCGTTACATTACCCCTTATTTTATCTAGCAAAGCAATTCTTTGACCCATATTCGATGAATTATTAGCTATTCCCTCTATAAATCCATCTATTGCTTTTAAGGTTTCTGGAGAATTAAACTCTCGTATTGCATTCCTAACGTCTTTATTCTTAAATACTACGTTTAGCCTCTTTACTGGCTTTGCGAAAGCAATATACCTATTCATTCCCTCTACATACTCCATTAGCTTTTCATTGCCATCCTTAGTCATATCGAATGGAGCCTTACTACTTTGTCTTTGCTTTAAAGATTTATATGTTGATTGAGGGTTTCCGAATGTTATTTCATCTACACCAACTTCTTTTTCGTTAAATCCCTCTAAATTTCTAATTATAGGTACATATATCTTCTGCTTAGGCAAATCAATGTCGTTCATATCCTTGTACACCGCATTAATTTGGTCGTAATACTTAGGGAAGAACTCAGACATCTGCCAATCAGCCCACTCCTTAACCTCTGGAGTTAAAAAGTCTTCTACAGCTTGTAGCATCTCGTCTGTAAAACCCATCGCTTCAAATGTCGCCATATTAGATGGGTCTTGCATATACTGGTATAGAGGATATGCTTGATTTTGAGATAAAAATAACTTTACTTCGTTACCTTTTCTGTCAGTGAAAGTACCTAACTTTTTAGGTCTTTGGTTATCCCTTAATGCTTTCTTTTTCTTTTTACCGTATATCTTAGTAAGCTTATCAGAAAGTTCATTTATTTTTGATGTATCTAGACTGTCTTTCTCTCTTCTTCCGTCAGCTACAGGTTCGTATAGTTCTTTATCAATAACTCCTCCGTAACCACTTTCATCTCTTTGTGCCGTTCTGTCTATCTTATCTAAAAGAGTTCTAAGACCCTCTCCATAATCTAAAAATCCACTTAACTTTTCTCTTATTCCTTCAGTTAGTGGTCTTCTTTTTGCACCTTGTTCAAGCTTCCCAAATTGGTCAGTTAGTTTTTTACCCCCTGTTATTGCAGGTAATGATTCAATAACTAGTCTTTCATACTCAGTAGCTCTTTTTTGAATATCTTCTCGATACTTAGATTTTCCATCTTTAATTAGTGCTTCTATTTTAGCTTCTGCTTCCAAAGTCTTTTTCAAATCTCCAGAAAGAAGATTATTGGATATTTTTGCAACCTGTAAAAGAAATATTTCTTTTTCACTTAATTTAATTCCTTGTGCTTGTTTATTTTCTAATTCATCAATTGAATTTTTCAATGACTCAACATTATCTTCCTTTATGGCATTGCGTATAGATGACAACACCTTTCCTTCATAATTAGCTATCTTACCTTTTAGTACTCCACCAACCGTCTTTTTTAATTTCTTAGGAGCGATGTTACGTATTACTCGCTTTAATATATCCTTTCTTACATTATCTTCAGTCATCTGCTCTAATTTAGCAGCGTAGTCAATGAATTTATCTAAGCTTTCAGGTTTTGAGGAACTTACCTCTAAAGCTCTTCTAGTCAATGCTATTACTTTTGATGGAGTTAGGTTGCCAAATAACTTAAAATTATCAGATATTAATTTATTAACTTTTTTCTTAAAGTTTGATTGGTCTTTATACGCCTCCCTTACACCACGAGCAAAGTCACGAATTTGTTTGTTCAATGCCTGCTTTTCAGACATACTAACTTTCTTTTCCTTAGGCTTTCCTAAAACCTTACTTACAGATGGAGATGGCTTAATAGCCTTTCTTATCTCATCCTTAGTAAACCCAAGCTCTTGTAAAACCTCTATGGTTTCTTTTCTTGTAAGACCTTCTTGTTCAGCGTCTTTTATTACGTCTTGTATTGTGAAGTCGTCTTGTGCTTGCTGCTGACGGATAGATGGTGCGTCTGTTGTTTCTACATCTCTATATACATCAGAAATACTTTCGTATTCATTTATAACTTTTTTTAGTGTAGTTTTTGTAGGCTTTGCACCCCATTCTTCTACCTCATACATTTCACCATCTGTTAGATATATTGCAAAATGCCTAGGTGTAGACCTATCTCCAAAAGCAATAATATCTCCAGGCTTTAATATAGACTCAACTTCATCTATCTTATCATTTTGCTTGTATAAATTTTCTCCTTGACGGAATATGTCTGGTTGTTTATTAAATTCTTCCTTAAAAGATTTATTTCCTATAATTTTATTACAAAACCCTTCACAGTTTATGTATGGATTTTCTTTATTTATTTTTTCTACTTTATCTATTATTTTTTCTACGGTAATTCCAGCTTTTTCTACTTTCTGCTGACGGGTCTGTTGGGCTGATTGTCTATTTTCCCATTCGTTTTTTAAGCTAGTATTTTGACCAAAATCAACACTACCACTAATACTCTTCAATTTTCCCAAATCAGTTACTTGTGAGTTAGAAAAATTAGCATAACCACCAATACTTTCTAAGTTACCTAAGTCAGTTACTTGTGAGTTAGAAAAATTAGCATAACCACCAATCCTTTCTAAGCTACCTAAATCAGATACTTGTGATTTCTGAAAATCAGCACTTCTACCAATACTTTCTAAGTTACCTAAGTCAGTTACTTTTGAATTAGTAAAATCAGCAGTTCCACCAATCCTTTCTAAGCTACCTAAATCAGATACTTGTGAGTTAGAAAAATTAGCAGGTCCACCAATACTCTCTAAGTTACCTAAGTTAGTTACTTGTGAAAACCCAAAAGAAGCCATACCACCAATACTCTTCAGGTTACCTAAGTCAGATACTTGTGAGTTAGAAAAATTAGCAGGTCCACCAATACTCTCTAAGTTACCTAAGTTAGTTACTTGTGAAA